AAGAAAAGACAGGGGGGGTAGAGCGTGTACCTAAAAAAAGACCCTCCCGCGCGCCCTTCGCGCTGTTGCATGGAGCACAGCAGGCCACTAGGTTCTCCAGATCATGACTGCCCCCGGTCTTGCGTGGTATCACATGATCTACCTGAGTCGCATCGTTACCACAATATGCACAGATATAACCATCACGCTTTAACACTCTTAGCCGCTGGTCTTTCCAGCGTTGAGTTCCAAGCTCTCTATGCGATTGGTTCATAGCTCATCATAACAATTACCACAGACCCACCAAGCATGAACCTCTAATGCTTCTGACTCTGGCACATCTATATCACATCTATGACACTTAATAGTATCTTCTTCTAATGCCATCCCTTAGCCCTCCAATGATCTAACGCTACACATGGCTCGCCATACCTATGCCCTATGTAGTCTAAGCCCCATCTTACTTGAGCATAACCATCTTGATCCTTAAGCCACTCACTCTTTCCTTGAGGTATTCCATATACTCTATGAGTACCTGTTAGGTTACCTATTGCTCTTGGATTCCATGCTGACTCTTTACCATAGAGCTTAGTCAGGCACTTATACTGAATAACATCATAATGTAATAGATGTAATGCATATTCTTTATAGCTTACATATTGGATTGGTTTAGATCCACCTGCATCAGGCATTATGCATAGAGCTATCCCAATAGCTACTAGCACCCCCCGAGCTATCCGCTTCAGCGGCTCGGGTTGAGCCTTTAAGAGGCTCTGCCCAGTTAGCGTACCATTGGTGTCAAGCATATTAGTAAAAGCCCTGCTCAGAGCGCGTGTTGCTTTCATGATTACCCCCTGTGGATAACTTCTGTGGATAACTATTTATCAGTAGAGTAAAACCCTTTACCCTTAAATACAGCTGGTGTAGCTGCAATAACTTTAACCATAGGCTCATTGCAGTAAGTACATGGAATTATTGGTCGATCGTGCCATCCGTGATAGATCTCTTGACTAAGATTGCATCGTGTGCATTTGTAGTCATAGGCTGGCATGTTAAGCACCTCTGTATCATGTAAGACCCACAGGCTGTGCAGCGGTCGATGTCTGCCTCTGTAGGTTCGCTAGTAATGTGACCGTATTTAAGTTGGAGCAATGGCAAGAGATCAGCTAATCGGATGATGGCGCAATACTCAGCAACATCTTCTCCTTGTCCATTTAGCCGTATAACCCCGAACCCCAATTCCCCCGATATGTTGGTTCGAGCTTTTAATTGCTTCAAGTACGCTAAAGGTTGAAAGCCAGATCTTGCTTTGACTTCAACATCAAAAGGTACATTTACAATATCCTTGCCATTGCCCCGTCCGACAGTAGCACCCGGCCACACAGTCGATAGGTACTGTGCTACTACGCGCTCTGTGCGGAAGCCTCTGTGCTTTCTTGCTTGACTAGCCATTGACTGCGTGGCACTTCTTACATTGCCAAGTGCCAGCCACTAAATTACCATCTGTGATGATTGCTGGAATGATGATGTCATGAGCTAGAGTTGGCTCATTGCACAGCTGACAGTTGATAGTCGTGATCATAGGCACATCTTCTAAATCAGTCCATTCACCATCTTTGTCTATGTTATAAATCTCAATGTAACCCATCACACTCTCGCCTTCTGTGGTTGAAACTTCCCATCTGATCCCAGTGTGTACCACTTGGTTGGGCATCTATGTGCCGATGAGATCGCTGTGTTACAGAAGTAGCCACCCCATGCCTTGCCATTCTTTTCACCCTCACGCCACTGCATATGTCCATGCTCGCAGCTTGGTGCTTCTACTGCCTCACCTGTTCCCATAATTGCAGCTACATTTTCCATAGCCTTTTCAAGTGTGACAGGTGCATCCACTACGCCCTTATATTCTCCGACAGGTGTAGTCCAGTAATCCTGATCATCTGCCTTGACATCTTGAACTGCTGGCTTTACTACTTTTGTAGCAACAACCTTAGTCATTTCCTCTCGGCTTGGTCTCTTTCCTTTAGGCGCATAACCTGCATTTGCAAGTGCTCGGCCGATCGCTGAAGTCTCGCAATTCTCCAATGCTGAAGTTTGATTAACACCGCGACTAGTAACTGTTTCCTCAGCGTACCCAGTTGCCCACGCAACACTATCGCCAGCATCCTTAAATAAATACGCCTTAACAATGTATCGAGTTGCCTCGACAACCTCAAGCTCTGTTGATATGCGAAATGTTGGATAGTCCTTAATAAACTTTTCAAGTCTCACCTCTACTGGCTCGTAATCGGCTAAATTAAACATATAGATCGTTTTCCTCTGTGGCTAGTTGCCCTGCGAGTGCGCCATATGAGCAGAGATCCACCCAGTTGTCGATGTGCTGGGCTGATTGATTAGTCCGTGCAAGTTTAACGAGCACCATGATCCCTGCCACTTGATAGTCATGAATTGGTGTCTGTAGGTATGCGCTGAGCAGCATTGCGGTGTGTTGCAGGTTATCCGCAGGATGACCGTATGAAAGGCCACGGTCGCGGATCGTGTCGGTTGCTGATAAGAGGATCTCATTAGCGCGCATCGGTTGTCACTCGCTGAAAGGTCTTGCCTACGACCAAGCCTTCACGCTTGCCCTCGTTAAAGCCTTTAGCCCATCCTACTAAGTACCACAATGCGTTAGCTGCTAGAAGCAACACAATCATTGGCATCTCAAAGCTCATCTTTTTTCCTATCTGCGCCAATGCCCTCGATTGGCTACAGACTTAGTGTGACAGAAGTGTGCTACTAATCAAGCACATTCTGGTAACGAATTGATAACGATTATCTAGGCCTGCCGTAGGACTTGCCAGACACGATGAATGTGCCGTCCTTCTCAATGTGGATAAGATCGACCTGAACCTTAGCCTTGTTTACATAGATGATGGCGAAAGCCTGTTGCCAGTTAGCAGAGCCTTTAGTGTAATGAGCCTGCTTGAAGTCCATAAGATTACCTACCTCGACACCATGCAGGACACGCCCTATACGGCCACCAGAGGCCTCTGAGAAGGCCGAACGCCCTGCTCTGTGAGTATGTCCTGAGATGACATTCTTGCCATGCCTACGGGCTGCTTCAAGGGCTGATAGCCCGCCTTGTGGCTTGATGGGTGTATGGTCTCCGTGGACTGCGATCCAGTTAGGCGCGATAGGCATAGGGTTCTTATGGAAGGTAATGCCTAGCTCATCGAACTTCATAAACTTCTCAAAGCGCAGCTCTGGCAATGCCCCGAAAGCGGGTACTTTAGCCATGATGATGTTATAGAGGCGATCCGTGTGGTTGCTGCGGATGCAATCGGTAACACCTAATTCCCACAATAGGTTCACGGCCTCATTGCGGTCATCATCTAGAGTCTGGGCGTAACTGCCCATGCGACCTTCTTCCCACTTGCTTATCTGGGGTAGGTCAATCTCATCGCCAATGGTCACGACTTGGTCTGGCTTAAACTTCTGAATAAACGAAGCAAGGTTGCGAGTGGCAACCCTGTCGTGATAAGGCACTTGAAGGTCTGAGACTACGACAATGCGCTTAATCGTCATCCTCATCGTCCTCGTAGTTGCCGTACTTGTCCGGCAAGACAGGATCGGGCAAGATCCAATGAGGATAAGACTGTGGCTCTGTAATCATAAACATCGCTATATCTTCAGCAAAGCCTGCTCTTTTAAGAGAGCAGAAGTATTCATAAAGCCCAATGCAATAAGCATCAAGCTTTGAGTAGCCCTGATCCTCTAGTGCCTTAGTTGCTTTTCTTGCCATAGCAGAATATTACCTGTCAAGCAAGATGTTATAGATCTCATCGACTCGCGTGTTGAGTCTTTTGATCTCAGACAACAGGTGGGTAATTACATAGCCAGACAAGCCACCAAGTGCTGCAATGGTGGCAAGGTAAAGGGTAAAGAAATCTGACTGTGTCACTTCTTAATTCCCAGAGAAGGATCATTAGGCGATAGGTAGCGCAGTACAGGTGGAAGGATTGAAGCAACACCTGCTGCAATGAGAGCCTTAGGATCTGTGACCCCAGCTGCTGCCATTGAGATAACTGCTACTAGGAATGCTCTAGCCCATGAGCCTGCTGCTGTCTTTAGTTCATTCATTATTCTCCACCTAACATAGATACTTGAAAAAAAGTCCCATCATTGTCAGCTTCTTTCTTAAAGCTAACATGCATGTGCTTAGTGTGTTTGTTAGCCCCTGTGTACTTACGCCACTTCCAGTTGAGGATGTGCGAACAGATTCGTCCATCGTAAATGATGTAACTAATACGCTTGTCTGTTTTTGACTTGGACAAGGTACGAAGCTGATCAGCAAGATCTCCCATGATGTCTGGCTTTCCGCCTTTGAATAAATCTTTGTCCACATCAATGGCGCGAACCCAACCCTGTTCATCAGGATTATGATCTGACTTGCGAGCAGCGTGTCGGGTATCACCGATCCAACCATCCGATGCGCGGTCACGATCTGGGAACGAGTCATCAATCTGCTCACGCAACCGAATCGCGGCTTTGCTTAAACGCGGCTTCACAAGCTGAACACTCCCATCGCTTTAGATTGTTTAACAATAATTCTTCATGCCCGCACTCTGGCATTGGAGCAATGAAAGCATCATCGATAGGATCGTAAGTAAAACCTTTTCCAGCATAGTTATAGCGGATTTTGCCATTAAATGATGTGCGCTTACATGTCATGCCTCTGAAATTGGAATACCAAGTTTCAGGATCTAAGCCTTCAATTAGCTCAGTTTCATCAATGCCAACAATAACTTCTGTAACCTTGCTTGTTTTGTCAATAAATGCGTAATGTGCCATTATGCCCAGCTCACATTCCCTGTACCAGCAGTGATTGTTGTAACTTTGTAAAGTCCATCTGTTGCTGTCGATCCAGTTAAACCTGCACCAATGGTGATTGTTCCCGCTGCTGTTGGGAAACGCAAAATAACAACACCTGAACCGCCATTACCGCCAGTGCCCGCAACTTGATAATTTCTTCCGCCACCGCCACCGCCTGTGTTTGTGCCGCCTGCGCCACCAACATTAGGAGATGTAGAACTGTTCACACCATTTGCACCACCACCATTACCGCCAGTGCCCGCAATAGTGCTTGTGCCGCCTGCGCCACCACCACCGCCACCGCCCCTAGTGACTGAAGTTCCAGTGATACTTGAAGCGTTACCACTACCACCATTAGCACCATTGTCACCGGGTGAATTGCCACCAACTCCACCAGCTCCACCACCGCCTGAACCACCTAATGTTGATGAGGTTGTACCACCGGCAAAACCTTGAGTAGGAGAAGCAGCACTACCACCTGCCAAACTTCCATTGTGACCACCGCCACCACCAGAGCCGCCTGTGAGTCCTGCACCAGTCGCGCCTGTGTAACCACCACCGCCACCGCCTGTGGCAGTGATCGTGCTAAATACTGAGTCACTTCCGCTATTGTC